AGTTTTATTCGGGCATATAATAAATGTAACTGGCTATGTTACCTGAAATATTACCTTGGGCTACGGACAATACACGATACCGATCCCCAACGATTTGGGAACCGGTGGCACACCTGTCAGGAAATTCTTGGCCGATCACCCGGGGTTTGTACTGACTGTGCTCAGAAAGCCACGAATGATCCGGAGTGTCCATTTTGCGGGGGTGTGGGGTTTATCCCGGAAGATCGAATGGCATTAGTGGTAGATTACCTGAACAAATACTATGCCGAAGTCCCCCCGAATAAAGATCGGATAGAGTGGCTTACCGAGCGGGCAAAAATTATGTACGGTATGGCGGCGTATAATTGGTATTATTCAGAGGATGAATATAAGACTCTTGCTACTGAGCTAGAATTCAGTCTGCCGGTTAAAAATCCAGCGACAGGACGTACTCTCCCGAACTGTAAGTTGGTCGGGAAAATTGATAAATTAGTCCAGAATCGAAATGGTATCGTGATGATTATGGAGCATAAGACAACTTCAAGTTCTTTAGGCTCCGATTCGACATTTTGGGGCAATCTTCGCTTGAATACACAAATTAGTATGTATGTTTATGCCGCCCAACAGCTACAACTTGCCGGGGATTTGGAAATATATGGGATCAAAGCAACTGACCCACTTATTCAAGATTGCGTATTTGATGGATTGCGTAAACCGGGCATCGCTCCGAAGAAATTAAGTCAGAAAGACTCAAAAGAATTTGTGGAGACTGGGGAATATTGTGGTCAGAAATTTAAAGTAATGAAAGCCGTTGGAAAAGATGGAAGAATATTAGGAATAGATGTAGATGGGGAGCCGGCAGAGATAGAACCCGGTAAAAAATTTGGCACATTTACTGTATGTGAGACTCCTGAGATGTATGGTATGCGATTGATGACAGATATGAGCGAACGTCCGGAGTTTTATTTTGGCCGACGTGAAATTCCCCGTACACAACAAGATATTGAAAATTTTCAAAAGAAAATTTATAACGTATATCAAGGCTATAAATTTATGTGCCGAACAGAAACCTGGTCGAAAGATGAGGACCAGTGTGAGGCTACTTATGCTTGTGAGTATATGGGATTATGTTATAATAATGTGGATCCGACAGTTGGAGATATACCGGGATTTAAAAGAATATTTGAGAAGAAGAAAGATGAGAGTAATACAGCGACCGCGAAATAGTGGAAAAACTACAATGCTTTTACACTACATGGAGTTAGTGCCCGAAGCAATTTTAGTGGTAGGCCGCGAAGATACTGCGAAGCGAGTCCGTAAATTTGCACGAGATTTAGGATTGGGTATAGCTGATGGGAGAATTTACGGGATGGTCAATGTTAGAGAGATTATTTGTACCCCTGAATGTGTAGTGCTTATTGACAATGCGGACTATATAATTAAAGGATGGCCAAAGCGGGGTTACGAACTTATTAAACACGCGAATATAGTCACGATAACAAAAGAATATTTAGGGAAAAATAAAAATGGATCCGGCTAAGTTTGATATTTCACAGGCAACTTCTACCGGAAATTTTAGTAGATAGGTTAAGTTGAAAGGGAATGAAAATGGCAAAAGCACCACCCCCAATCAGTAAGAATAGAAAACCAAAAGCGGCACCTACGCCCATAAAACATTTCTCCGTGGGCCCATGGAAAGATGAAGGTGAGGGTGAGAGAATTCTTCTATATGGTGAGTCCGGCATGGGAAAGACAACTTTAGCGGCTCTGGCTCCTAAGCCCGTGTTCATTGGTATTGACGATGGCGGTAAGAAAATAAAAGATCCCCGGACTGGAGAAGACTTACAGAAAATTCACGGTATTGAAACATATTCAGATGTTCGGAACGCGTTACAGCAACCTACCCTGTTTGAGCCATATGGGACCGTTGTGGTCGATACTCTCACCCTTGTCGAAGGTCTCGCTGAACCTTTTATGTTCCGAACAATTAAACATGAAAAAGGCGGTACTGTCAAAAGTCTTGAAGGGTACGGGTACGGTAAAGGGTACAAACATCTATACGATACGATGATACCCATCGCCTCGGACTGTGATCGACTAATCCGAATGGGTAAAACTGTAATATTGGTTTGTCAGAGTATGAATGTAAAACGGGCAAATCCCGGGGGAGAAGATTTCCTCGAAGCTGGTCCGAAACTTTCACACCCCACATCGGAAAAGAATTCGGTACGTCTATACTTCAAAGAGTGGGCTGACCATACATTCCGAATTGATCATTATGGTGTTGAGGTGAACAAACAAGGTAAAGCTACAGGCGGTACGAATAGAGCTATTTTTGTTCAGCCAGAAATGCACTATGTGGCAAAAACTCGCAGCTTAGAGAAATTTGAAGGAAATCGGGCGATAAGTTTTGACTCGAAAACTGATGACACAGTCTGGCAGTTTTTATTCGGGGGCGAGTGATGTCTAAAGACAAATATTCACAACGAAATATCGATAAAGTTCCTTTATGGATTCGTATGTTTTTTGCGAGGATTAAATAATGGTTAGACGAATCGGACGGAATGATCCCTGTCATTGTGGGTCCGGGTTAAAACTAAAGCGATGCCATAAAATTCCAAGACGGGTTTCCCCGGTTAAATCTAAAGCAGGGGAACCGGAAATCGATAGAATGTTCCGGGAAAAATATAATGAGATTATTCAAGACTCCCGGCACTTTTCATCTGATTTAGTTCCATTTATTGTTAAAAATCGAATGCGGAAATGGTTTAAAAGTTTAATTAGTGAAAGGGAAAGAACATGAGTTTAATCGACAAAGTAGGAACATACTTAGGGTTTGCTCCAACCCATGGTGTGGACACGACCAAAAATGGTTATCCACAGCTTGTCCTCCAATGCGAGGCCTCGCATTACTACGATGAAGAAATCGGAGATTACGTGGAGGTTGATAACCAAGAGTTGCGAGCGTTTCTTGTACTCTATGGTAAGGATGGTAAACCTATTCGTAATTGTGGACAGGTGAAAAAAGTCTTCGGGTGGGATGGACTCTCGTTCCAAGCCCTCGCCGAAATGAATCTTAGTGAAACACATTTTCTATTTCGTGTGGAAGAGAATACGTGGGAGGGCAACACTTCATTACAAGTAAGTTGGATTGACGTGGACACGGCAAGTCCGACCCGACAAATTTCATCATTGGATACGAAGGAACTGCAAAATCTCGATGCTAAATTTGGACTGGCAAAGGTTGGGAAGAAAACTGATACAAAGAAACCGAGCGGTAAACCTAAAGTTCCTCGGGGAAAGAGAGAAGATAAAAATACTTCGGTACCCGCGGGACCACCCTCTCCTACAACAAAGCCTGCTTCTACGGTCGGAAAGAAAACCGGTAGTACGACTCGTGAAGCGGCATGGGCTTATATCACAGATGAAATCCCTGAAGCGGCTTTATCCGAGGAAGGTCGAACCATTGCTTGGAGTGAAGCCATTGAAGAAATTCATGGCGGTCCGGATGATGACACCCTCACTAACGAAGAATGGTTCCAAGTTCAAACGAAAATTGTATTAGATTCTATCCCATACTAACAGGAGATAGCCATGGGTCAATGTAAAAATTGTAAATGGTATGTACCAGCTATTTATGGGGACGATAAATGGGGCGGATGCTCACATGAGAGAGTATCGGCGGGTGGGTTCACATTATCTTGTAATAAGGCAAAAGCCCCCCTTTTGATGGGGGGAGGCTCTGATGAATATGGTGATTATTTAACAATGATGCCCGATTTTGGTTGTATATTATTTGAACAATTTTAATAGGAGCAAAGTTAATGGCTAAAAAATATACATTACACCAAGTAAGACAATTAAAATCTTCGCCACGTTCACGAACAAGCGGAGAATTACTTAAAGAGATATTTTGGGACGACTTAGATAATATAGAAAATGCTATAAATGCATTTGCAGAACTTATGCGGGATGAAATGTTTGACCACTCCGCTGAGGGGTACGAAGGATGGCAAGATAGCGAATATGAAGAACAAATTAAGGAACATTTGGCAGACCATATAAAGAGGGGGAAATGGGTCGGTGTAGCTAATTTTTGCATGATGTTACACAGGTTTAAGGAGCAATTGTGACTTTTGCCGAACAATTTGAACAATATATTAAAAATATATATCCTGCGATGTTAAGTGAACTCGCCGAAGATTTAGGGGTCTCAATAGAAGCCCTAACAACAATCGGTATAGGTTTTAATCCGATACATCAGTCCTGGGTCTCCCCAGAACGTAATGAGACCGGGGAGATCATAGGACTAATGGAACGACTGCCTTCCGGTAAAAAGGTGATGATCAGGGGTTCTAAACGTGGGCTTACCTATATACTAAACCCTAATTATGAAATAGGAGAAAAGAAATATGAACCCGGTAAACATAATTGGCGGCGTACCGGAGGGGATATTAATTGCCCAATCTGTGGTAAGAATGACTGGTGTCTCGTCTCAGCCGACGACCCGTACGATCCCTCAGCAGTCTTATGTGGGCGGATACATGATGGTGCCGAACGGGAACTCGACGCGGGTTATTTACATATTCGCCGAAGTATCGGACTCGTTGGCAAGGGTAGTCGATCAGCACTTACACCCTCCAATTACCCCGTCTTGGTTGTCGAAGGCTATACTGATGTGGCGGCGGCTTTTGATTTGGGCTTTGTCGCGGTCGGACGAGCATCCGCCACGTCTAAAATAACTTTTCTTGCCGGGGTAGTACGGAATTTAGATATAGTCATAGTTGGTGAGAACGATGACGGTGTAGGGATTACGGGAATGGAACAAACATTCCACGCTCTCCAGCCTAAATGTTCTTCGGTACAAAAACTGTTACCCCCCGAAGGATTTAAAGATTTGAGAGACTGGTATGATCGAGGCGACCTTTCGCCTGATTTATTGCTTGAATATATCCGAGAACATGGGGATGATACAGCCCCCACAGACATCTTAGAGGATGATCACCCAACTACAATAGCTGCAACATTTTTAGCGAGTGAATATTCTCACAGTAAAGTCCCCACTCTTCGTAACCATAGAGGGCAATGGATGTTTTTCCAACGCGGGCGATATATCAAAGTAGACCCAGATACCCTGCGGGGAGAGATATACTCGTACCTTGAAAATAAAACTTATAAGAAAATGGGGAATAATGGTGAGATTACCTATGCACAATTTCGTCTTACGCGTGGTAAGGTTACGGATATTATCGACGCTTGTAATCAATGGTGTACTGTTACCGGAGAACCCCCGCAATGGTTGGATGGTAAGCGGCATCTTGAGCCACAGAATTGTATAGTGTTCCAAAATGGAATTGTTGATCTCGAACGATATTTTAAGGGGGAAAAACTTCTATTGGAACCAGATCCCCGATATTTTTGTTTAAACGCAGTTCCCTACGATTTTGATCCCTCACTTAACGCCGAGGATATTATACAATATTTTCACACTATTTTTAATGGTCAGCAAGATTGTATTAATCTAATCCAAGAATGGTTCGGGTATCACTTAACATTTGATATGAGTTATGAAAAAATGATGATCTTCCGTGGTCCCCCCCGATCCGGGAAAGGGACAGTACTTGGGATTCTAATGGCGATGCTTGGAGATGACCAAGTGGTATCAACTGAACTATCAGCATTAGCTACTGATTTTGGATACGCTCCGCTTGTGGGAAAAACCGCGGCATTTTTACCTGATGCAAAAGTGGGGTGGAAACATAATATTGGTCAAGCATCTGAAAAATTATTACAGGTAATCGGTGGGGACCCCGTAGGTGTAAACGCGAAATTTAAAGATGTCCGTGGAGCAGTTCGGCTAACTTGTAAGTTTACTATGGCTGTGAATATCATGCCGGAAATTCCCGATGGGGCGAGGGCTTTGGAGTCTCGTTTATGTATACTATCATTTCCGAATTCTTATGTCGGTCGTGAGGATTGGGGATTAAAACGCCGGTTGGCAAAATCAGCGTATAAGTTAGTACCGTGGGCCTTAGAGGGTTTAAAACGATTGAGGGGGCGGGGGGAATTCACCCTCCCGGGGTCTTCTCAAGATGAATTTGAAACATTCCGCATTACTGCCAATGCGATGTCCCAATTTCTCTCTGAGTGTTGTATTGTTTCTGGTGCTGATGATGAAGTCATTCCCGTGCAGGAATTATATGAATTATGGGATAATTGGTGTAAAGCCTGCGGTCGCCCCCGTACAAGTCGCCCGCAGTTTGGACAACTCTTACATATAGAAGCCCCAAGTGCGGGGCGTGCACGGAGGCAGATAGACGGAGAGCGGGCGTATCTTTACACAGGGTTGCGGATTAGAGACAACGCCAAAAGAATTTATTTATAGTGGAAAGGATTAGAGAATGTGGGAACAAATTTTAATCGCTGTAATAATTGAACTTGTCCGACGTAGGGTTAGCGAAAAAGGGTTTAGTAAAGGAGATTTTCGTGAAATAATGCGGGCGACAGAAAACCCCCCGAATACTTTAAAAAAACTATTTAAAAATTTCACTATGCGTAGGGTTTTTATTCGAGTACTTAGTGAGACAGTAGAAGGGTTTGTTGAGAAATTAAAACTAGATTGAAGGAGAACATGATGGTATCTTGTAGATTACAGATATATGAAACTCAAACAGCAACCCCAGTTTGTGCAAATTGTGGGCAAGAAAAATCACGTAAACATATGAAGAAATTATTATTTTCTTTGAATTATTGTGTTATGGGGGAATGGTTAATTTGCAAAGAGTGCCTAATGTCAGAACACATAGATGTTCGTAAATAAAGGAAAACATGATGAATAATTACCTCAAATACCGTGACCAGATGGATTGCTTTGATGTACTCTGTTGTGAGCATAGGAAATGGCCCTATAAATGGGTTGGTCACACTGCGGTGGTATATAAAAATGAGGCGGGA